ATTTTATATAAATACTAATGTATAGAAATATACATACGTTCATCTTATATTTTATATAAGACGGAAGTAGGAAACCTGAAAACCTCTTTCTATTCAGAAAGGCAAGCAAGTACCCGCAAGGGGAACGAGACCGAAAGTTTACCGAAGGAACGCTATGAGAAGGGTGTAGTCGTGAGACTATGTACGAAATCGATTAGAAAACTGGAGGGCGAACCAATGTATTACAGAGGTATCAAACACACTCCACAAGATGTTGCGAAAGAACAAAAAGTTGTTTCTGCTGGCATCTACCGTGGAATAAGACATGATGCTATTGAGTCTGAAAGCAAAAAGACATCTACTACTGTTTATCCAAAATGGTACCGTGGTGTCAGACATGCATAAGGTCAAACATCAGAAACTAGGTAAAGTCGATGCATATATTGGAATTTTTATATTTTCAATTGTGTTGATTTTATTCTTGTCTTAAAAACAAGGGGGACTTCGTGTCCCCCTATGTTTTAAAATATCAATGATAGTAGTATAATACTACAAAGACATAATGAAGGTATCATGAATATACCAGTATTCCATTCCCATGGTTTTAACTCAGTATCAATACCAGACCATATCTTATCTAATCTACCACTTTTCATCAATTTGTCTAGTGTTTTCATATTGTGTCATTTGTGTGACAATTGTGTGTCACATCTGTAACATTTATTTATAAGTTTATTATTTTATAAAATAATGGTTGACATTTCTTGTTCAACCCATTATAATACTTGTATTGAGAATGAGAAAGAGAGGTAAGATTCAGAATAAAGTAACGGCGTAAAGTCAAAGGTCGATAGACGTTAACCCCCGGTGAGGTAGATATTGAAAGTTCGCAACTTTCCCTTGACCGGGGTTTTTTTTGCATAAAAAAAGGGAGAACCGAAGTTCTCCCCTTTTTGGTCTTTGACCTTACAGATTACGTTAAGATGTTAGTCACCTTGAATATTCTGTAGTAGAAGTTAGTTTTAACACTAGCAAGACCGTTAGCAGGTGTAGAACCTACAAATGGGTTTGACGCCATTCCGTATCTTGTTTTAAAACCAATTCTAGGTTGGAAAGTATCTTCCCCAACTGCTTTAACCATTTGCAATGGTACGTATGGGCAGTAGAAAACACCAGCATCATAAGGGTTAGTACCTTTATAACCTACTGTACAGTAGTCAGTGTTTGCGTATGGGTCGATGTATACTTTGATTCTTCCGTTAAGAAGACCAGCAAAAGTATTACCAGTATCGTCAACGTTTAAGTTGTTAGATATACCTGGAGAGTAATCTAAAGTTCCAGCGGCCGCTAATGCAGTTGCAACGTCAGAAGAACAGATTAGGATATTACCTTTTCCTCTTCTTGAGTCTTTCGCTATCTGATTACATTCTCTGTCGATTTGAACACCTAAACCTTTGAACTTCTCAGCACTCCAACGTCCATCAGCATCAGAAGACATATTGAACACACCGTTAACAGTAACGTTTGCTTGTTGGGCACCGTCTTTTGCTTGTGAGTTAATAGTTCTGATAACTTCTCTATTGATTTCTGCTAAGATTTCAGTAGATAAGATGTTAGCAAGTTCTGTTTCAGCATCTAGACCGTGAATTGCTTTAAGGTCTTGAGCAAGTTCTAAAGTGTATTCTGCTTTTAGCGCCCTTGAAACAGCAGTTACAGTTGATTTCTCAATTGTGAAACCCATTTCATTGAAGGTACTACCAGTAGATGCACCAAGTTCTTCGGCGTCAACAGTAGGCATACCAGAAGCGGCGAGAGATGTTAATCTGTCACCATCTGAGTCGATACCATTGTAACCTGAAACGTTGTCAGAATCATGAGTTCCAGATGAATCACCTGAGAATCTAGTTTCTGCTTCGTTGAACAATGCTTCTCTGTTAGAAGTTGAACCACCTTGATATCTTGCCTTCATAGCAAAGATTAAACCAGTTGGTCCATTCATTGGTTGAACACCACATACATCGTATGCGATTAAGTTAGGCATAGCACGTCTAACTAATGAGATTAAGACTGGGTCAAAATTGGACACACTTGAAGTATTGTTAGCAGGTGCGGCCTCAAATAACATAGTCTCGTTTTGCTCTGCAATTGCTTTCTCTTGGTTTTCCAAAAGTGCGGCAGTTACGGAACGTCTGTGATTGTCTTTAATGGCACCAGCAGATTCTTCATCTAAGACTGGTTTCCATTTTTCAATCAATTGGTCGTAAGATTGTACTTCCATTGTTATTTCCTATATTGAACCTAAATTAACTTTTAGGTTGAGTTTTTCTTAAAGTAGAAACGTATCTATCCATTGAAGAACTAGTTTCGATTAACTCGTCACTTTCTCCTTCAGTTTCTTCGGATATAATTTCATCACTACCACTTTGTTCGTTAGAGAAGTGTGCTTCTTTAACAGTTTTAACTTTTTCTGCAAATTTCTCTGCATCTTCAAAGTCAAGGTCGTTTACTAAAGTTTTTAACTTCTCAACTTGTGTGTCAGCAAGGTCAGAAGAAGATTCTCTGATAATTTCCTCTTTCTTCATTTCTTCTAACTCACCACTTTGGTCGATAACTTTCTGAGTAGTTTCGTTAAGTTTAGTTTCTAACTCTTCTACTTGTTCAGCAAGTTCGTCAACTAGGTCAACTTTGGACTCAGGAACTTCGATGTAAGACTCAGTAAATAAGTCTTTCAACTTAGACATGAACCCTTCGGCGATTTCAGTTCTAAGACCGTTTTCGACTTGAAGTTCATTTTCTTTCATCCAATTTTCAACTACATAGTTAAGGTATGAATCGACTTTCTCAACCATTTCAGATTTAGTTGAAGATAATTCTTCTTCTAATTCTTCTTTGTATTGAGTTTCTAATCTATCAATTTCTTCTGATAGTTTAGATTTTACTGCCGCTTCAAATATTACTGCAGTTTTTTCCTTGAACTCATCACTTAGAGTTGCTTCGGATTCGACTAATGCATTAAGTTCGCCCATAGTGTCGATTGCATCGTTTTCAGCGATAACATCACCTTCTGGATTATAAGAATCTCTCATACCATAGGAATGAGGTCCTTCATCTACTTCGTTACCCATGACTTTCATGACTTGAGCATAAACTTTTTGGACTTCGTCCTTGTTTTTCTCTTGTCCATGTTTCATGGTGGCATTTACCATTGCATTAATCATACCTGCTTTTGTTTTCGGTGCAGGTGCCTGTTTAGGTTTTACCGCATCAGACGCTTTATCCACAGATGCAATAGACTCAGGTTCACTTACTGGACTGGCGTCCTTAGCACTACCTTTTGCCTTTACACTTGAAGATGCTTCCGCTTCTTCGAGAGTTTCTTCCACGATTTCGTTAACTACTTCATCAGTAGAAGTCTCGACTTCATCATTTCTGATTTCTTCTGTCATGATTGACTCCTTATGAACATATTAAAATGTTCTAGATTTAATTAACGAGAGGAAATTTTTAAATTCTCTTACAGAAGTCTCATAAGCGACTTTTCTGGGAGCATTTTTAATTTCTGTCTCCATTTCTTCAATTTCTTGAGGTTTTAAAACACCGTTATTCCAAACCCACTCAACACCTTCCATTATACCATTAACAAATGCTTCTGGTGCCGATGGGTCTTGCACGATATCAACTGTGCTAAGAATAAAGTCATCTCTGACTTGCATAGCGCCGTTTCTATTCTCAAGACTACCCATACCACGAGTTGACACTCCTAGTTGAACACCGCCATCAAGAAGACCTTTTACAATCTTACCATTTGGCGTATCAAGTATTTGCGCCTTTCCTACTACATCATTGCCCTGAAATTTCAGTTCTTTGATTAAGTGTGAAACCTTATCTAAATTAACAGTTGGTCCTTCGGGGTGATTTAATTCACCGACCGCTCTGTTAGTTTGTATTTGTTCTTTATCATATTTCGCAACTGCTCTTTCCATGATGTCTCTAGGATATACTCGACCATTTCTATTCTTCTTGTCGGTTTGTGCAAATATCCCTTGAATCTTATACTGTTTTTCTCCAGCATCATTCTTTTCAACAATACATTCTAAACTACTTTCTGTATATTCTGTAATTAATTTCATGTAAGTTCCTTAATAGTTGCTTTTATTGCCTTTTCGGCATCTCTTTGATTCTTATACGAATCTAACTTATCGCCATCTATATATGCGACAAATGGCAGACTACCAGTATCCTTGGTAATCACCACATCTATACGATTCATTTTTTTCTTAAAGACAACTTTACCTTTTGGTTTAGTCGACTCTCTAAGTGAAAAAAATGTTTTCATAATAAGTTTCCTCTTTTGTCTTATTATTTATACAAAAGAGGTTTTTTAAAACTTATTGTTCTATACTATCAGTCGTTTCGTCTTGAATTTCTTCGCCAGGCGTCTCTACCTCGCTTATATCGTCACTCTCAACACTAAGTTCATCTTCTTCTGGAGTATATGTAGGTTCTGCTATATCGTCTATATCGTTATAAACACTATTAGCAAGTTCTACTTTTTTATTGTCCATAGCATCATTTAGTTTAGTATTTAAGATGTCTTTAAAAGAACCCTCAGCACTGTTTAAGTCACCATCTAATATCTGGTCAATTAAATCTGCACCTGCATGAACAGATATGACTTCTGCGGCATCGTCTACTGCAGATGGCATATCATCTAAGTCATGATATTCAACTTCTTGAACTTCTTGATTAACTTCTGGTTCAACGCCGTCAACTTCTTGTTCTAATTTAAAGTCTTCTGCTTCTTCCATAATTATCACCTATTTTTTTGCTGTTGTTTTCTTTTTAGTCGCAGTTTTCTTTGCAACTGGTTTTTTCTTAGTTGCAGTTTTTTTCGCAACTGGTTTCTTTTTAGGGGCAGGTTTTTCTTCTTCCTTTACACCAAAAAGTTCTGCAAACCATTTATATATTTCTTCAAACATAATTTCTCCTATAATTAAAAGTCATCGCCGCCAGCATCTGCATCAGCATCATCACCACCGGATTCATTTTCTGCTTCAACTTGCGCCTTCATTTCGTCAATATCCTCTTCGGACATTTGCATGACGTTTTTCATCACCCACTCACGTGAGAAATATTCACCTACATATTGAGATATTTGGTCCATAGTATTTAATCTATTCTGTAATATCTCTGAGTCTTTCAACTCCGCAAAGTGATTATCTCTTAAGAAGTCGACAGTAATGTCGTTTTTCCAAAGATTCCAATCTCCATCAGTAATAATACCTTTGAGGATTAGTTGCTTTCTCAATATCTCAGTAAAGAGTTTTGAAAATCTTTTTCGTATTTTATCAATGAACTTCTGGAACTTAACTTCATCACGATTAATCTCAGTACTTCTACCTAGACTAAATTGTGCTTCTTGTTCCAACCTACTTAAAGGTACGTTCAATGAACGATATAATCTTTTTTGAAAATAGACAATATCATCTATTTGTCCTAAGTTCTCTCCACCAGGAAGTGTAGTAATCTCAGTACCCCTACCACCTTCTCTTCTCGGTAACCAGAAATCTTCTAACATACTCATGTGTTTTCTGTCGTCTTTTAATTCACCAGTACTTGCATCATAGACTAACTTGTTTCGATAACGAGTCATGATGTCTTTCATATATGCTTCTGATTTACCACGAGGCATATTACCAACATCAATGTAAAATATTCTTCTTTCTGGTGCCCTTGCTAATCGATAGATTACCAGAGAGTCTTCCATCATTCTTAACTGATTAATTGGTTTTAGTGCTTTGTGTAAATAAGATACAACAGTTTTCTTTGTTGGGTCCATAAGACCAGAAGTAACATATGATACTGAATCAGGCGATAATCTTACGCCTTGATTACTTCCGCTCTTTTCTTGGAAGATATAAAACTCTTCTACTTTATCTACAATCTTGGCACCAGTTGCAGGGTCTTTTTTGTATTTAACATTCTTAACTTTTCTTATTTTAGTCGCATCAATATTTCGAATGTCTTGTATACCAAGTTTAGGTTGTGATTCGTTGACTATTAAGTGATGATATAGTCTACCATCAATATAATAAGACCTAAAGATATCTGTGCCCATTTCAGTGAACTTCATCATACCAATAAGTTTATTGAATTCTTCTATCATTGTCTTCTTGATATTATCTGGCGCATCTACGTTATCAAGATTTAATTCGACTGGTG